GTTTCTTGTTGGTGAAATAGTAGTTGTGATATGATTGAATAGAATTGCCAGGAACTTTAACATCATCAGGCATTGCTGGTGTTGGTTCAGTAAAAGGTGTATGAGCAGGAATTTTCATTGGTGGATACATCAACTCATCAACAAGACCACTTGATTGAGTTTTGTGGACTTTACCGTAACGATAGGTGTATTCTGTACACAAAGCGTCTAAGAGTTTCCATAACCAGACATAATTTGCATAAGACTGTCTAGACCATATTGCTGAAGGATGATTGAGATGAGTAGCAACATAGAGCTTAGACTCACGGTCGTCAGGAAGAACATATCGAGTTTGTTTTCGACCAGACTCAGAGAGGCCAGTAGACAAAGTGCCATCAAGAACACGGTGAGCAGTAGAAAGAAGTTGAGCATACTCAAGGATCATTTTTACCACGTGCTTGTCACAATGCATTTCGGCACAAGTACGTGGGTTGTTGTCAAGGTAAAATATATTCATAGTGTAACCATTATAACATAATAAAATTGTTTTGTCAATACTTCCAGTCGGTACAATACCCAAATTTCTTAATCTTTGCCAAACCTTTTTCGCATCTTTCACCGATATCGGTACGATATTGTGGATCATTACCAAGTTTGATTTTCTTTACCAAATCATATGCTTTATCTTTTGCTTCAGAGATGGATTTACCAACACCGGTACATACCAAAATATAGGAACCGGCCGTGCCCCATTCTGGTACATCTTCAACCAACTTATCGTCAATCATTTTGACTGTCTTGGTCAGTTTAATTTCGCATGGGTGTACATTGTCTATCTCATCGCCTTTGAGGTCGTCCGTGAGTATAGGGAAGTCTAGGTAGTCTTCCTCATCACGCTTATTGAATGGGAAGTCTGCATTTGCCATGACAACACCAACGCAGGTCATTTCTTTCGCCTTGAATGTTTTGGAGTTACCTTTAACTACATCTAACATCCATTCTGCTGGATCATCACACTCAATACAAGGTTGCATAATGTTCCACATTGGATAACCTGGTCTTGCTGTCCATTCCATTGGCCATGGTGTACCATCTTTTTCGTCAATGATAACATTCATGTCAAGCATACCAACATAACCAATTTCTTTGAGTGTTTTTTCCATTGGCTTCATTAACATATCTGCCAATTTGGAATTCTTTGTGTAACGAGTAACTGTACCCATTTCACCTGTGTTAACGCCAAGGTCTCCGTTCATTTGCTTTTTGAACTCCCAACCTTCACACCAGAAATCACACCAACCGCCAGGTCCAAAGATGCCTGTAACAGCAATCTCTACGCCTTTATGAAAGTCTTGCAGAATAAATGGTGATGATGGTTTACCTTTCTCTTTGCGTTTCATTAAGAAACCAATAAGGTCTGCTTCGTCTTTTGCTACATATGATAAAGTTTTATCTTCTTCTTCACCACATGGTTTGCAAACATATCTTTTAGGATTATCTTTGATGAATTGAATTGCTTTGTCGTAATCTTTAAATTCATATGACGGAATAATTGCACCGCCAAATTTTTTAATTACATTTTGACCATACATACGGTCTAATTCAAGTTTAGCTGCACGCTTACCAGGTCCAAATACAGGATAACCCTTCTTAATATATTCATCAAGCTCATCCATGAACTCTAGGTTGTCTGCTGAAAAGATTAAATCAGCAACCTTCATGTAAGGTTTCCATTGGTCTACTTTATCAACTAGGCCTTCACCAATATGTTTAGCACGAGAACCTTTTGTATATAATTTGACTGTGTGACCGTGTGCCACGCAACGGAGGCACCAGTCTAGTGTAAGACCTGACGGGTCAATTACTAGAATAAGCATGAGATTTCCTAAGGTAAGTTATAATTTACCTTATTATTTATTCATCTTTGATTATGTCTAATTGACCCTCAAAGTGATACCCACACCCCCTGAGAAACCTTTCGATTTCTTCTAGGACTTCAGGAAGTGTTTCTGCTTCAAACTCTAGGCTGTTTTTGGCAGCCTTTTGTTTGAATAGGGTATCTTCTTTGCGCTCACAATTTAATGTAAATTTCATTACAGTTTAGGAATATCAAATTCTGTATCAGTAGATTTCTTTGCTGGTTTGCCGCCAATCTTTTGAATACGGTCAGCAATCATTTCACCAGATACAGTCTGCATTGCAAATTGTTTGAACATTGTATAATTATCAGATACTAACATAGATGATTTAGAACCTGAACCGGCTGAGTCTGCAAAAAATAATGCACAACCACCTGCTGCTAGTGGTGCAATTTCAGCAATAGTATCCAAGTTAATAATAACTGGACACTTCTTCTCAATACTATTCACTTCAACAAATAAACTCATTCTCTATCTCCTTTAGGTTCTTTAACTTTTGCCAACTTGGCCACTCTTTCTGAAATTTCAGCATCAATGAACATACGTTTCCAACCATTACGCTGTTCTGCACTACCACCCATTAAGGCAATAACACGCTTTGATGTCTTACTTAGGCGAAAATCTTTATTTGGTTTTATCATTTGGTTTTATTACAATCAGGAACAGGAATCAAATAGTTTGTTGAATCACTACTTGGTCTAACAAAGAAACAAGCACCGCTAATGTCCCATACTAAATGGTGTTGAACACCTTTGACATTAGTAATATCAGCAGGACGCCTTGTGATGTCAACTAAGGTTAGAATGGTTGAGAACAATGCAATAACAACAGCACCTAAGAACAAACTAATACTGTGTTGGTTAATCCAATTATAAATCTTTTGTAAATTAAACATTAATATATCCTTTCAAATACAACACCGCTATTATAATACAACAAAATATTACTGTCAAGCTTATTTTGGTAAACTTCTGTGCTTCTTCACGAAAATATTCCAACTGCAACATATTCATTTCATGTTGAGCCTGTACCATTGGCGGCACATCAGGTTGCATTGCTGCTACCGTCTTTAAAGATTCTTCAGCTAGATTGAGTGCCTGCCAATAGTAATATAACGATTTCAATTGTATTCCCCTCAATTAATTGGAAAAGGACTTACAAGAATACGAGGTTCAATATAAACAGGTTTTGCTTTACCATCTTTATGGTCAACACATAATACCCAAGTACCATCTGCTGAAGCAGGACTGTATAGACCATTAGGATCAGCTTGAGGTAATGTTACATTACCATTTTGTCCAGAAACTTTCATTTGTGGATTAGTGTATTGTGTAGCATAAGGTAAACCAAATCCAATCGAATCACACACTTTAGTTAATTGATTATTCATACCAACCAAATAAGTTGTGGTGGGAGTATTCTTATCACGCAATTCAAGGATATCTTTGAACATACGTTTCTCAGCAAAGTTTACAATACTAGGCATACCAACTGATTGAACAGCTTGCAGTTGTAATTCTTCTTGCTTCTGTGCTTCTAATTGCCGACTATTAGGTTGTTGTGGGTCACAAGCTGTAAGAGCAACCAAAAAAGGTACTACGAATAGAATACGTTTCATTTTATTTTCCTGCTTTCAAATCATTATAAAAGTTACGAAGATTAGGAGGCAACTTGTCCTCTGGATACACCGAGAAACGATGTAATACGATAGCACGGAGAGCATCTTTATGCTCTTTGTCCGCATTGATGTATTCTAGTTGGAGATTTTCCAAATCACGGATCATACCATCATTGTACTGTTCACTTTGTTTGAACACTTGGTTATCTACTGCACGATACTTGGGTGCAAAGTATTGATACGCATAGAAACTACCAAACATACCAATAACAATAAGTGCAACCCAACCTACTACGATTGCTGAGATTTCTTTAAACATAATTTACCTTTCAATTAAACAAAACCCATTTTAGATTCAACACGAGTTGGTGCGTGAACTTGTTTGTGAAAAATATCAGCAATAGACCAAGAGGTTTTGTTCTCAGTCAATTCAACACCAACTTTTTTTGCAACTTTATCAGCTTGCTCTTTTGTGAGATTATCAAATGTGATAATATCAAAACAACGACCAGGTCTTACCAACGCTGGGTCAATATCTTTTACAGAAGGCAAGTTTGTAGAGAAAATCAATTTCTTGCCTTTTGTTGTTACAAGGCCATCACCTACGTTTAGGAACTTGTGCATCATTGTATTGCCTTCTTTACGAGACTTTAGGAAGTTATCAGCATCTTCCAATACCATGATGTTTGATTCTGATTCAACCCAACGAGCGAATACATAATCTTTTTCCAAGATAGATGCATCATAGGTCACAACAGCAGATTCTTTGCTGTGTTGTAATAGGCCACGAATGAATGAAGTCTTACCGGTTCCAGGTGGGCCAATCAATAACAGAATACTAGAATCTGAATTCATATAGCGGTCGTAGTAGTCGGTTAATTCTTCATTACCCAAGAATGGGTACATTTCAGACATTGGCAGTTTATCTGGTCGTAATGGAATATCAACAGATGAACCATCAGATGAATACATCCATTCAAGATAGCAATCCACTTTCTCAAACTTTTCTAAGAGCATATCAACGCAATATTCTAGGTGTTCTTCTGTACCATACAGAGTTAGTTCCATAGATGTTGGATGAGTTGTGAACTTGATGAGAATTTTTCTTTCTTCATCAATCATTACACCACTTGTTTTGGTCATCTCAAAGATTTTCCAACGACCATCATTAACATATGCAATGAATTGCTCACGATTACATAATAGATTGAATTCTTTTACCAAAGTATTCTCTGGCAAATCAAATCTTTCCATCATAAATTTTGTTGATACATGGTCACCTAAATCAGATGAACCCAAAAATAATTCTTTGTTTGTCATAATATTTGTCTCATATGAATCGTATGTCCAACTTTTCGCAAATTTTTTTCTTCCCATTTTTCTTTTTAATGAACGAATAGGCCTAGAAACTCTAGGCGCACCAGCATGAATTTCTGCCATCATTTTATTTAAAAGATGTTCACTCATACTTTCATCAATTCTTCCAATGTATAGGACTGAATATAATATGGTGATACATTATCTAACACACTTCGTTCCAAATCACCTTCTCTGCGTGGAAAAGAACGCACTTCAAATTCATATTGATTGACCTTCTTAAAGGTATCAATCATTTCCATCACGGTATGGCCAACGCCAGTACCTAGATTCTCAACTTTGCCTGATGGTGTCTCAATCGCCTCTATCAATGCATTACAAATTTCATTCACATGAACATAATCTCGAATAGCCGAACCGTCTGGTGTATTGTAATCTGTTCCAAACAAATTAAAATGACCTAACTCAGGTGCTTTCATTAGATTAAACATTAGACCATCAGGATTAGTTGGTTCAATGCCATCAGCACCCACAACATTATAGAATCTAAAGATTGTATAATCTATGCTATTTTTGATACAATACTCCTGCACAATATGTTCAGCAACCACTTTTGAATATGCATATGGGCTAGTCGGCAATGCCGCAGCACCTGTTGATGCAAATATAAAGTTTTTTGTCGTAACATATTGTAACACATTTATAGTGCCATTGATATTAGTATCATAGTAATTTAATGG